GGTGTATCAGCTTTTACGTTTGCTTTTGCTATCTCATCCGCATCTAATATCTCATCAAATAATTGATTTTTTCTAGCAACTACAGATAATCTACTCGTACCTTCGAAAATAGAATGTCTAACATCATTAATCTCACCAAATAAATCTCTAAATATTTTAGATCCTTTACCTATAACCTGTATTTCTTTTTTACCACCAGGCAATTTTTTCTCTACAGTTTGTGCAAATGTTTTTAATCCAAAAGCATCGTCAGCTGATTTAGATAAATTCTGATATGCAAACGTTGGTAGTCTATCTCTTTTTGGATCCATCTTTCTGACCTGTTTGATAATATCATTAACCATACCTTCTGCTTCTAAATCTGTAATAGGATTATTATTTTTAGCTGCATATCTCATAAATAATTTTTTAGCAGCTTCTACATCTTGTCTTGCTGGTTTATATTTTTGTAAGAAACCTGCTTCTGCATTTTCAAATATTTCAAACGTATTACCAATATAGTTTTTAACTCTATTACCCATTATTTTACGTAAATCAACACCTACGCCTGCAGGTAAATCTACCTTAGCCCCTGGCCCACCTGCTGTTATATTTAACAGATTACCAAACTCCCCTCTTGTTTTAATTAAAGCTTTTGATATTTCAAACGCTACTTGAGATCCTTCTTTTTTACCTAATCGTTTTATTATTTTTTCTTTAATTTGTTTTTCTAAATTTGGATCTAATTTTACTTTGTTTAAATCACCTTTAAATAAACCATCATCTAATAATTTTAAAAATTCTTTTCTTTCCTCAACAGCAGATGCATTAAAAAATTTTCTAAATTCTGGAAATACTTTATCTACTTGTTTATCTATTCGTGCAACTTGTTCTTCTGCAAAGTTTGTATCTCTCATCTCTCTTGCTTTTTGTGTTTTCTTTGCTTCAGCCACCTCTTGTGGTTTTGTGCCTCTAAATCTAAATGCTGCACCAAATTTATCTAATCCTCTTGCAATAGCACTGCTACTGTATGCAAGTTCTTTACCACGTTTTGCTAATGCTTTTGCTGCAACTCCCGTGCCGTAAACAAATGGTGTTAGAAAAATAGATTCTGCACCAAACTTTGCTCTGTTCATTAATTTTCTAGCAGCGTCTTCTGATGGATCGTCTTCAACATCTCTGTTCAATGCAAGAGCTGCATCAGGTCCAAATAAATCACTTATATTTCCTATCTTTTCAACATCAGCTACAAGCGTCTCTCCAGCTGCACCACCTAATACGACAGCACCAAACCTTTGTGTACCCGATAATTTATTTAATTCTTCAGCTTTCTTTTTACCTTTTGCTATATTTTTATTTTTAAAACTTACAAGTTTACCAGCTTTTTTTGCTCTTAATCCTTTTATTGCTAAAGATGTTGCAAGGGCTGCTTTTGCACCTGCACCTCCAGGTATAGCTATTTGAACTAATGCCTCTGAGAGTCTACCTATAGCTCTTTGTTCAGCTATTTCTTCTAATGGATTAAGTTTATCAAAAAATGCTTCTACCTGTGCTGCAGAGTTTTCTGTTGCTCCAAGGTCCAAGAGCTCTGCTCCAAGAGATACCACACCCTCTACAGTTTTTATAGCACCTGATCCAAGTCCTGCAACGAATGCTGTTGCACCAGACACTTCATTATTATCTTCTGCCTCAGATAATTGTATATCGGTTTCATCTTTACCATCGTAAAGATTTACATCTATATCTTTTTTATTATCTCTTTGTTCTTTAGTTCTACCTAACTCTTTTTCATCGATGAGTCGGCCTGTATTTGGGTCTACTACCAGAGCCATTTTTAACTCTCCGAACCATCAATATTTTCTAAAGGTTCTAATGTAAAAGGGTTTAATGGAGTAGGAACAAGAATTCCGTCATCTCTACGAGTCATTTTATATGCTATACCTTTTCCAGGATCATATGTTAATGCACCTTCGGGCACACTTCTAAAATCTGGTTCAAATTGTTTTGTTTTATTATCGTATTCAAAATTTAATTGAACATAATTTTCACCTCTATTTTTAACTTCAAAAGTTGCTAAATCAGTTGCATTATTTTTAATCACAGGAATACTAGATTCACTATAAATTTTTGCTCTTTCTCTAAATTGTTCTTCAGGTGTCTGTGCAGCAAAAAATTGATCTTTTTGTTTTAGTTTTGCTATATCCATTTTACCTTCTAATTCTTCTTTTAATAATTCTCTTTGAAACTCTCGGTCACTTAATGTTTTTCTCGTTGCTGCCTGTTGTGCTTGTAAAACTTTAAATGGGTCTTGAGCTGCTGTTGCAGCTGTTGCAAATATATTACCTTGTGGTCTTTGTGCTAAAAGATTTAAACCAAAACCAGTTAAAAAACCTGGTATGCCACTTGGTGAAAAATTAGGCATTGGTCTAACACTTCCTTGTTTATATTCTTTTCTTGGTTGATCTAATCCTGATGTAATACCAGTTCCTGATGATCCTCCCATTCTAAACATTGGTCTTTTTAATACTCTGTTCATGTTATCCTACGTTTTGAAATCTTTGTACTGGTGGTCTAAACCCTGTATATATACCAGCTAATGTTGTTCCAATACCAAGAGCTGTTTGTAATGGTGTTGGATTTGGTACATTAGTTGTTTGAAATTGTGCAGGGTATCCACCCATGATTCCTGTTACTTGTCCAGCAAATCTATCTAACTGTTCTTGTGGTAAGAATGCTGCTTGTCTTGCTGCTTCTCTTGTTGCATCAAGAGTTGCTTGTTGTTGCGCTTGATTCAACGCGCCCAATGAACCTAAACGTGAAATATCTGTGCCTGTTGCTGCTTGTTGTTGTGTGCCTAATCCTGCTTGGAATGCACCTAAACCTTGTTGTTGTGATGCTAGTGCACCTCTATTTGCAATGTCTTGTTGTCTAGCGGTCGCTGCCTGACCAAATCCTTGTTGCAAGAGTCCTGCTTGTAATAATGCACGTTCTCTTGCCGCCCCCGTACCAAACTCGGCGAGTTGTACGCCCGCTCGACCAGCGCCGAGCACACCCAAACTTGCTTGTTGATCTCTTATCTGCTGTTCTCTTTGTGCAGTATTACGATCAAATTCTGCTAATGTAGCATCAATAACTTGTGTTTGAAACGGTGACATAAAATCTTGTACGTCTTGTTGAAAAGCTGTTGCTCCTAAACCTACTCCACCTAATGCCGTGCCTGCTGCAGTTCCTGCTGCTTGGGCTTGTTGTAAAAATGGTGCAAAAGACCCTACACCTTGGGACGCTAAATTTTGAGCTTGTGTTTGTAATGCGTCCTGTGCAGCAACTGTTGGAGCGAGTCCAGCTAAGCTCTGTTGTCTTGTTGTAAATCCTCTAGCTGCGTCTTGTCTTGCTGCAAAATCAGCTGCAGTTTCACCTGCTTGTTGTGATATACCAGCTAAACCTGTTGATACAACAGGTACACCTGATTGTGCTGTAACTTGTGTTGCTAAATCTTTTCCTAAATCTTCAACAAATTGTGCGGGTAAAGTTCTTGTAGTTTGTACAGCCATTATAATACTTCCTCTAGTTTTTGTGATGTTTGAAACATTTTACGTGCGCCATCTAATCCTTGCGATTCTTCAGATACGTCACCTCCGGATTCGAGGTTTTTCATCATGTTATACATAACTTCTGCGCCTTTGTCCACATCTCCTTCACCTGCATTTCTAACTGCATCAGCTGTAAATACAAACTCATTCTTTGATAATCTTGCAGGCACATCGTCTGCTTTTTCCATTCTACCTATTGGTACAAAACCACCTTCAGCTCTTAAATCCATTTCTTTGCCATCCATATCTAATAATGGCATAGTTTTCTTTGCTACTGGTTCTTTTATAGAACCACCTTCAGCTTTAAATCTTCTTGCTAAAAACTGATTAGGGTTAGCTCTAATAGCATTTATATCTAAACCCTCACCTCTAATTAATTCTTCTGCTTCTTCCTCCGACTCTTCACCTGTACCAATACCTAGTAATGGTAATAATGATACTGCTGTGATTGCTGCACCTACACCACCACCTGGAAATTTAGAAAATAAACCACCTGATCTAAAAACTTCTCCTCCAGTGTCAATCATTTGTGATCCTAATAATTTATCAGCGAGAAAACCTTTTGATGCTGCAAATCCTTTTCCTATATTAGCAAAATTAAAAGCAGCACTTGGAGCAAAACTTTTAGCCCCTAATGCACCTAAACCATATGCCCCAAGTCCACCAACTATAGCAGCTTTACCTATTGGTGACTTTGCAATCTTCTTGACTGTTTTTGTAACTTTCTTAACAAGTTTACCTAAACCATACATCTGTCTTGCAGATTCAAAATCAAAATTACCATCAGCCAAACCACCAACAGCAAAAGATCCCATTTCAGCTGCTGTTCCTCTACCTCCCATAAATCCTGAATCTTGTGCAAAATCTGATTGATAACCCCCAGTGCCTCTAGCTATATTATCTTGTTGGATTAATTGTGTTTTAACTCTTGGACCTATGATATCACCACTTTTTTGCATAAGTTTATCTAAAGCTTTTTGTTTAATAATTTCTTTTGCCACAGCTGGTGCACTAGTTAATCCACCACTTAACACAAAAGCTAAACCTCTTCCAATTGTTCCAGGGCTTAATTGATTTGTTAAATCATCTTCACCAAGAGGTCCTAATACATCACCTCCGTTTGCTAATAATTGTTTTGCTATTTGAGTTCTAGTTATGGCCATCGTTCTATCTTATTTCGTTTTTCCAAATAAATCAAGACTAGGCATTAACACAGTTATATCTCTTCTTATGTCCTCTGGTAATACTCCTTTGTCTTTCCATTCTTTGTCATTTTTGTATTTTTCACCTGTTTTTTTATTAGTTATTTTTTCTATGATTTTGTCTGGTTGTACTTCAATCATTATGTTGTTACCTCTCTTGGCTGTATTTCTAATATTGAAGCTATGACGTGCAGCTCATTCGCGTCAGCAGCTTGTACTTTAAGTATTTCACCCTCTTCCATTATAAGAGGTTGAGATAAAAGTTCTGTAGTTGCCTTAGATGCTATGGCTTTATCTTTAAACAAATTAAATATAGCACTACTAGCATTTACTAAAGTTATAGTTATTGTGCTCCCTGATCCAGCATCTTCGGATACTAACAATGATTTTACAACAGCTGTTTTAAAACTAGGAACTGTATATAATGTAGTAAGATCTGTTGTAGTTAAATCTACTTTTTTATTTATAAAACTGTTAGCCATTAATTTAAAAAGAAGTTTTCAGCTTCTACCTCATTTTTTAATTCTTGTTGAAACGTTGTATTTAATTTTTCTACGATTGCATCTAAATCTCTAACCTGTGATTCTGCAACAGTAACATCATACTCTCTACTAGCTCTAGTTAATACTTGCACTATCTTTGCCATTATCTTCTTCCATCAGGTTGTACATCTAATCTAAAAGTTCCGAGTTTCCAAGTCTGACTAGCGGCTGTATTTTCAATTTTTATTCCCACTGCTCTCGCTCTTGCACGTGTATCTACTTTTGTAGTTGATGATGTTATATCAAATGGTCCAAGTGGTGAACTTGCTTGTGAACTATTTGGATAATTTTTTAATTGTAATGTAATTCTAGTTGCTCCTGTTTGTGATATAAAGTCAGGAATAAATCTTTTTATCTTCATTATAAATTCACCATCTCCTCTAAACGTTGCAACGCCCGTAGCTTGTCCTGTACTAGATGCTCTTGCTTGTGTAATATCATAATCTCCAGAAGATATATTTGCAGTGATTGCAGTTATAGTTCCATTTTTATTTTGATCAGTCCCTGTTTCATGTTCATAGTATGTTGTTTTTCCATCTGTATTTCCGACGACATCAAACGATGTATCTGTGTCTGCATCATATTCTGTTGCGTGTGGTAAACCAAACACGGCAGAATCACGCCACATAGTTCTAGATAAACTACCATTAGTCCAAACAGGTCTTTGTGGAGATGAGTCAAAGTAATTATATGCAACCATTCTGTTTACAACAGAAGATGTTGATGTTGGATAAAACCACATGACTTCACCAAACAAATTATTTAATCCTGCAGATACCATTTGGTTACCTGATTCTAAATTTATATCATCATAAACGTGATCCTCTACTAAACAAGGTAATGACTCTAATTTACCTGCATATCTAAAGAAACCATTCTCTGACATCCAATACGCAGCACCATCAACTTCTACACATGCATTCTGTCCAACGAGTCCACAGTTAGTTCCAACTTGTGCAAACGCAAACGTAAATGGTTGACCAACAAAACGTTGTGTGAATAATGCTGTGTCAGTCCAAACATAGATTGCATCTCTACCTCTAATAGCTCCTCTGATCTGTGATCCGTCAGCCAGTCTTTGTGTACCAGCTGTATTAGTTGCTGTAGGTGTATAAGTATTTATATCCTCTTGATCAGAGAATCTAATAAACATATCATCTTGTGTAGATGGTGTTCCTATAGTTGTTTCTGTTCCAAAGAATACTAAGTGACGATCGGGTGTAGATACTAACATATGTCTTGATGCAGTTGGTGCACCTGATATAATTGTTGCTCTTGTTGCAGTCGCATTTGATAAACTAGAGTCCCATTCAAAAACAGCACCATCATGAATTAAACAAATTGCTTTATCACCAAAATTATCTAGTGACCACATACCCGGCTCAATAATTAAATCACCTGATGCAGCTTCACCCCATGCAATAAAATCAGTCGAGTTTGTAACTGTTGCTCCATCACTGTGAGATGCTGCTGTTGTTCCAGCAACTCCTCTTGTTAAACCAGTAAGAGTATTACCACTAACACCAGTATAAGAAATTTCTTCAGATCCTATGATAATAAAATTAGTTCCAGAACTTGGAAACTGAGAAGCATCAGTCAATGTAAGAGTTGTGACAGAATCATTAATTGCACCATTTAAAGTAGTGGTTACTGCTCCAGCTTCTTCACCACCCCATGATCCTAAACCCCAACCAAAACCCTTTGCCTGCACTGCTGGACCCACAGTATAATAATGTTGAACTCTGATGCCACCTGATGTTGTTGCGCCAGATCCAGACTCGTTTGATGGCATTGTTATAGTTAATGTTGTGGCTGTTGGCACAGACGTCACCATAAATTTTTTATCATCAAAATCAGATGCACCAAAATCAGATCCTGTAATTGTAGAAAAATTATCTAGTAATATGATATCATTTTTTAATATACCATGTGAAGTTGAAAAAGTTATTGTAACTGTTGGTGATCCGTTAGTCGTGCTAAACGCACTTGTGAGCGTTGTTGTAGATTTAATAGGATGTATGTCATAAAACACACCTCCAGAAAAAGCATACAAAATTCTGTTTGATCCTATAATAGAGTATTTTCTACCTAAACTATTAACATAATGGTGTAATCCTCTTACAGCTCCTGTTAAATCATCTGTGCCTAACTGTTTCCAACCACCTATTTTTTCAGGTGTGCCATATCTAAATCGAACATTATCACAGTCTACCCACTGACCTTCTGCTGTAGTCTCGGATATTTGTTTATTTATACCTGGCTGAAATCCTATTTTTTGTAGCATAATATCACACTATATATAGTTTTTACTTTTTTGGTAGTATTTTTTATACTATGAGTTTTATGTTTAAATTAACTCTACCCTTATCTTTAACAGTTGGCCATGAATTATGCAACCATGAGCTTTTAAAAATTTTAGCTTGACTAGCTATATCTAGGTATTTTTTACCTAAAATTTCAGTTCCCCCATCTGTTGAATGAAAATTATATAATATTGAAATACGATTGTTATTTTCACAATCTGTATGACCGGTGGCAAATTGATCTCGACAATAATAATTATAATTAATTCTTTCAATTTCTTTATATTTAAAATTTAAAGTTTTACTTATTTGATTTGCAATTACAAAAGCATATAAATTTAAAGGGTTATCAAAAGGATGAATTGTTTCTTTTTCACTTTTAGAAATTAAACTAAAACCTGCATGTTGCACGTCATCAAACAATGCCTGTTTTAGTCGAGCTTTTGGTCTTGGATCATTTATACCAAGAGTAAATTTTCCATGAGTAAAAATATAATCTAGAATATTCATATTATCATTTATATGAAGAACATTATCTACAGTTATTGGTTTTTTTATTTTAAGAATATCCATTAAATAATTTCTTTGTAGGGTTCATTATTTTTTTTAATAAAATTAAAGTTGATTACATATCTTTTATGACAATCGTTTTGATAAATTACTTTATGTTTTATTTGAGAATTAAAAAGTAAAAGTCTATTTTCAACACTATCTACTAATAATTCTTTATTGTTAATTTTTAAAACTGTTTTAGCATTACAAGTTGTTAAATAAAATATTCCTGTTGTTACATTACTTGATGTATTATCATTATGATATTTTGATTCTAAATGATCAATGTCTCTAAAAGTTAAATTTGCTCTAACCTGTATGCAAGATACTATATCAAGTTGTTTTAATATTGGCACTATGTGATTTTCAAATAAAACATGATCGGGTTTAAAATCATTGTAGTAACAAAAAGAAAAAAATCCGTTATTATTTTTATTATTAGATGCTATTCCAAGAGTATCTTCTTTTTTAAAAAACCATGGTATGTTTTCACTTTTTAATTGATGTGAAAGATCTTCGTAAAAATTTTTTTTTAAAAAATTATCAATTATTTGATAGTACATTATTTTAATTTTTTATTTTTTTTTATATCATCACATGCTTTAAATATTGAAACAGCTGTATGCATTAATATTTGAGAAAATTCACCCATTTCTTCAGTAGTAAAAGTTAACTTACCTTTTTTATTAAGTATATCTATCTCTTCTTTTGAAAATTCTATAAAACCATCTCCTGTTTCTCTATTTTGTTTTATGTTCATCTATGACCTCCATCATCTTTAAAATTTTTATATTTACCATTTGCATCTACATAGTGCAAAAAAACTTGTATCTGATAGTCTCCATTAAAATGCTCTCTCCAATGTTCTAAATCACAACCCTTGTAAAGTACGGCATCTCCATCATTAAGTTTTAATTTTTGACCGTCCATGTAAATAGGCCAAACAGTGCTAGACTCAACCTGCACTGTAGCACTTATCTCACATGATTCTCTATCTTTATGTTTGTTTAATGTTGCATTAAAAGTATAACATCGCCAAAAACTATAAGTAGATAAAAGTTTAATGCCTATTTTTTTTTCTATTATATTTTTTTTATCATTTAATAAAAATTGAAATAAACTATCTTTATAAAAATAAGTATCACCATTATTATTTTGCTCTTCATCAAAACAAGTTACATTTTTTCTATGCATATCTTTAGCATATGCACTATAAATTTTTAATTCATCTTTTGATAAAAAATTTTTAATTATTTTATATTTAAAATTACTTAATTTATCCATGACACTATTGAATATCTACAACCTTTCTCCACATTATTAACTGTATGTGGATACATAAAATTACTGGGAAACATTATTACTCTTCCAGCTTTAGGTAAAACTTTAAATACTTCTTGATTTTTTTTTGCACAATAAAAACTAACACTTCCCCCTTTATAGTCATCGTTTAAAAATAATATAATACTTAATGTTCTTGGAAATTTTGTATGATTATCTGTGTGTACTTTATAGTAATCCCCTTTGTCATATTTTAAAGCAATAATCTCACTTATCTGGGTTACACTTGCTTCAGATATTAAGGAAGAATTATAAGTGCTTATTAGATCTTTAAATTTATTTACTAAAAAATTAAACCAATGAACATTTGTTAAGCTCTTATTATTTGATTCTAAATTAATCGAAGCTGCTGAACGTATTTCTTTTTGTAAACCACCTATAGTTTCAGCCTCTATAAATTTTTGACCATTAAGCCATTTTACTAAACTACTTATTTGTTCTATTTTTAAGAATTGATCATAAACAGTAATGTATTCTTTTACATCCATTTTTTTTTACTCCAAATAAAAGTTTTATAATTATGTATTAATTTTTTAAACATATACAATGGGTTGTGATGAGTGAAAGAAAATCTATTTTGAAACTCTACATTCATCTTCCAATCCTCTCTTTTAAAAGGAATAATTTGCACATATGGAGTCCCTCTTTTAATTAATGTTTCTAACGTTGGATATTTATCAGTGTTAATTACAAAAGGAAAATTAATTTCTGTAGAAAATCTATCAGTGTCTACTATGCCCGTCATAATTTCAAATCTATCGTCTTTATTATTAAATGGTGGTGTAAACAAACAAGAATAACCATTTGGAGTTTTTATGTGAAAAGGATTTAAAATTTTATAAAAAGGTAGATCATTGTTTTTTCCTGAGTTTTTTTTAACCATTGGAGATCCCTCTAATTGTTTTGGTTTGTGAGTTTGAGGTTCTGAAGAATTTAAATTATATTGCATTACATCTTGTTCAATTGAATATTTAAAAAAAGAATCGTATTTTTTTGTTTCCTCATTCCAAACATTGTGTTTTAAATATAAATCTTGAGGCATTTTTAATAAATAACCTGAAGTTAAAGCATCTAAAAAAGGCATACAACCTTTTACAGTTTTATTATCAAACGTGTGTTCAAGTTTTTTAAACCAATCTGGGATATTAGTTTTAATTGGAACAGGAAGAACATCTGAAAGATATTCTTTTAAAACTTTAGATGCAGAAAAATTAATAATATTCATACTGTGTTATCTTTCTTTCTTTAGTCATCAATTATTTATATACGTATTTTTAAAAAATACAATATTAAATAAAATTTAAGATTATATACTTGTCATTATTTATTAGATATCTCTCAAAATGTAAATGAGGAAATGTCAAACTTGAAATATCAATATTGTCTATGAAATCTATTATAGAATCTATTTCTGACATTTTTGAATGATTAGGGAAATCTTTTTTAAAATCAACTAGTTTGTTATAGAAGTTAGTTTTAAACTTAGTAAATAAAATTTCAGTTTGATTTGTATTATCTTCTATAAGGTCTTCGGAAGTAATACTTTCATCCTCATTTATTATAATATTTTTTCTTCCTCTATAAAAATTATTATAATCCTCATCAGAGCACTCTCTCATTAAAAAATGTGCCTGATAATCTAATGGTCTTTGCTCTTGATATTGCTCATCATTTAAACACATGTGAGATATATTTTCAGCAACAATACCTTCTTTATTAAAGAAAACTTTTGCCATTTTTATCCTAGTGGTTCGTATATTACGACAGCGCCTGATCCACCTGATGATCCTGGACCTTGTCCCGGTCCACCTCTAGATGCAGTATTAGAGCTCCCACCAAATATAAGATCACAGGAAGCACTACCTATTGGACTATAATCAAATAATGATGTTGCAGGACTAGCAACTGAAAAACTACCTGTGTTTCCTGGGGTACTACCTCGCCCTGAACCACCGTTACCACCATTAGCCACCACCGTATTTGTATCTAAGGTGCTTGCTGTTCCAGCTGAACCGCTTTGTCCTGTTCCAGTTGTTCCCGAACCAGGGTTACCAACTACTATAGCTGCTGTGTAAGGAGCTGAAACTGGAATAACAGCTAAGCCTGATCCCCCGATTCCGCCGTTTCCTCGTCCACTTCCAAATTGACCGCCTCCGCCGCCCCCTCCACCGACAGCATAAACATAAATTTTATTTGTGCCGGGTTGAGCAGTGTAAGTTCCAGTTTGCGCTATATATGATGGAAAAATATTTGAGTCTCCTGCCGTTCCACTTGATGCAGATACAATTCTACCTGCAGAGTCAACTGTAATATTAGCAGATGTAAAAGTTCCTTTTGATGGTTTTATAATTTTTGGCATTACTTTTTCTCCTTCTTAAAATTAATCTAACATTTCTACATAAGAAACATGAAATGCTAAATCGTTAGCAGCACCAGCTGTAACAGCAATTAAATCTGTTTCATCTAAGTAGATAGGTCTTTGAATTAAATCTAATGTTGAATCAGCAGGCACTGAAATTGTGCTTGCTATTTTATAGTATGTTGAACCATTGTCGTTACTAACTTCTACTGTTGCATCAACAGCGTTAGTTCCATCAATGTTTGCTAATAATATTGTATCAATTCTTACTGCAGTTTCTGCAGGGACATCAATCATAGTAGTTCTGTTTGTATCAGATAAACTACCCATAGCGTTTTTGGGTGTGATTGTTGCTATATTTACAAGATTTGGTGTTGTCATTTTTTATTCTCCTTCTAAATTAATACCCGAAAACCATGGAAAAGACAATACCTTTTCCATCAGTAGTTACAGTTTGAGTAGAACTTGTTCCTGGTGAAGCATTAGTTACTTTTGCTCTACCAGTGCCATTTGGAGCTATAGTTATATCTCCATTTGCTGCGTCTGTAAGAGTAACAGTTCCTGCATTTGTTCCACTATTTGTGTTTAAAATTAAGTCTGATGCACCACCTGTTGTTACGGTTAATGTTCCAGCCCCATTCGATGTTAAAACAGCAGCTGCACCACTATCTCCAACTTTTACTGTATCCGCTGCAAGAACAACATCTCCAGTTCCATTTGGAATAATATCAATGTCTGCATTTGAAGTTGATACAATATCATTTCCATTAACATCTAAGTCTCCACCTAATTGTGGTGATGTATCATCTACAACATCTCCACCAAATTCAACGGAAACTATGTTTGGATTCGTACCATCATCAGCTTTTGCATATGCTAATATTGATTTACCATTTGCAACTGTAGCTGAAGTTCCTGATCCAGTTGCATATTTAAATACTACGTTTTGTGATCCAGAAGTTCCATTTTTTAAAAGATAAAGTTGTTGAACATCTAAAGGTATTGTAACATTTCTAGATGCAGTTAATGTTCCAGTAAACTCTATAACTCTATGTGCAAGAGTTGCACCTGTTCCACCATCAGTAACTGAAAGAGTTGTATCTCCAGAATCTGATACAGCCTGTGAAGCAGTACCACCAGCTATTTGTTCTACGAGCTCTAAATTAGTATTTGTTTTTGTTCCCCAAGTACCAGCATTTTCACCAGTTGCTTGTTTTTCTATACCCAAAGGGGTGAATGTTGATGCCATAATTTATCTCCTATGCAGCGTCACTATAACTTGTATTTGATCCAGTTGCAATACTTGTATACGATGTATTTGAACCAGTGTCAATGTCTTGAAATGCTTGAATTCCTATTTCTCCTATAGAGGCTGTTGCGGAAACACCAGTTAATCCCATTACATCTTTTGGTGTTATTGAACCTACACTTACTGTTGCAGAAACACCAGTTAATCCCATTACATCTGCTGGTGTTATTGAACCTACGCTTACTGTTGCAGAAACTCCTGCTGGCAGAACAGTAGGATTTGAAGTAATACTTGGATCTCCAATAGATGTAGTTGCAGAAACACCAGTAACTCCCATTACATCTGCAGGTGTTATTGAACCTAACGCAGAAGTCATTGCTTGACCTGTTAGTCCCATTACATCCGCTGTTGTTAAAGATCCAACACTCGTTGTTGCAGAAAGTCCTGTTGGTGCAACAACTACATTACCAATTATTGTAAGATCTCCCAAACTTACTGTTGCAGAAACTCCTGTTAGTCCCATTACGTCAGCAGGAGAAAGTGATCCAACACTTGATGTTGCAGACTGTCCACCAAGTAAAACTGTTCCTTGAATACCCCAACCTTCGTTGTTGTTCCAAGTTCCTCTACCCCAACCAGAACCTATTTCTGCATCTACTGATACAGAACCAACTGATGTTGTTGCAGAGACTCCTGTTAAAGATACGATAAAAGTTCCACTCCAACCATCTTCACCCCAACCATCAGATCCCCAACCTGCTTCAGGAAAAGATTTTACAGTTCCAACTGATGTTGTTGCAGACACACCTGTTAGTGAAACAGTTGCTACGTTAGACTGCCATGAGTTTTGATTCCATGCTACGAGAGGGTCGTCTCCGCCCCATATTGATGTAGACATAAGGAGTTCCTCCTTATGCTATTCTTATGATTGCATCACTTGCGTCTGCTGTTGGAAATTGAATTGTGAAAGTTCCGCTTGTTACAGTTTTATCTGAACCAAATGCGATCGCACAAACAGCAGGGTCTCCAGTTGCTGAATCATTGTAAATTAAAGCACCATTAGCTGTAAAGGATGCTGAAGTATAACTTACATCTGCAAAATCACAAACAGCTGTCGTGCTTGATGCTGTTGGAGTTACACTTGTAAGTGTAGCCCCTCCTGAAGTATATGCACTTCCAGATGCGTTTGTTATTTCGTTTGTTGCTGAAAACGCTGTTGTTGAAGCTCCTAAAGTCGCTGAACTTGTGTATAACGCTATTTTAAATGTGTTTCCTGTTGTAGCTGTAAAGTCATGAACTCCTTTTAAAAGTTCTACTTTAAAACTTGTACAAACTGCCGATGTTATTGCCATAATTTACTCTCCTATGGGTTTGCTGAGGTTATTGGTATACGAACAGCACCATCAGTATAGTCATCTCTTCGTCTTCTACCAACTTGCTCGTTAGCAAACTTCTGTACCTCTTGTTTATATTTATTTTCATATAATGTCAACATATCTATTGGACCTTTTAAAAAGCTATATGCTTCTGATAGACAGCAGTATAACAGTCCATTCGGAAAGTTAAGACTAATATAATTGGTTCCATCTGCACCCTCTAATAATGCAGGAGCTGCATTGTAATGCACTCTAAATTTATATGTCGTATCAGGGACAGGAGCAAACATCATTCTTCCAGATGTAGTATCAGATTCTCCTGTAGCTCCTCCAAACATAGCATAATATTTTGGTTGACCTCTTTTTGCTGACTCTGTTGATGATACATATTCTTGTAAATATGTAATATCTTTTTTTTCTAAAAAAACATTTGCTCCAGTTACAGCAGATGTTGAATCATATACTTGTATAGCTCTAATAAAAACAGCTCCAGCTGGAGCATTAATAGTTGATTGACCAGTTACTAAATTACCATCTTGTTGTTTTCTATCTGCATCAATGGGAACATCTCTAAAAATTCTGTATTGTGCATTTAATATAATATTTTCTAAAACAGAGTCTGTTAAAACATTTGAGTCTGTTTCTGTGTAACTTCTTATTTGAGTTTTTAATCCTGATGCACTTAACCCAGCCATTACTTAAGACCTCCTGAATATTTTAAACGTATCTTTTTTTGTTTTGGAGTTTCTTCTACTTCATTTATTATTGGTAATCCTGATTGTTTAACTACTTCTTTTTGTCTCTTAGGTTTAAATATATTTTTTATCCAATTCCAAATATTTTTCATTATGCTTCTATTGTTACGGGTCCTACTGAACAACCATAACCTCCTCCTTTTATATTACCACTTGTAGCAGTATCTGTATCAACTGTAAAATGAAAATAATTTTCTGTAGAATATGTTGATGTAACTACAGCATCATTTCTATAAAGACCTGTTGTAATTGCATATCCTGTTGATTTTGCAATATTAGCCCCTGTTATACCATCAAAATTTTGTGGATTTGAATATGCAAAAACAGGATTTGTTGGAGTTCCTGTTCCTGGGGATGTTGTTGGTGGGCCTCTAAATCTATAAGTTGTTCCACTTATTAAACCATGTCCAGGAGAAAAAACATTTATAATTCTTGAACCAGCTTGATAAGTTTCAAATCCATTATCAGGTATTCTTACAGTTACTTCAGGTTCTGTTCTGTCAGTTCTAACATTTCTTAATGCAACACCATCTGCAGAAAGTGGTTTTGGTTCTAATTGTGGTTGCTTTGGTTCAAATTCAGATACGTGCACAAATGCACCATTCCATTCTCTAACCATTTCTCTATATGGAAATTCCATACCAGATCTATCAGATATTGCTTTTGCGTGTTTTCCTGATGCGTATTTTGGCATTATGTTCCTGGGTAATAAGCTTTAGGTGTAATGTATGTGCTAGAAGCTGAACCATCTTCTGCAAGAGCTCTTGCTAATTCATCTTCATAATATAATTTCATTTGTTGCACCATTTGTGGTTGATATTTTTGTGAAAGATAAAAAGCTAAACCTGAAGTCATACAAGGAACAAATCTAAATGGTATATCTCCTGCATTTGTATAATCTCCAACGTCTTGAATTCTTTTTATATAATAGAAATGCATATCTTTAGATGCATTAGTTGAATCTGGTGTAGGGTATATACTAATACTAACGTGGTCAATAAATCTTTGAACCCAATATTGATTAGGTGTACCTTTTGAAAGTTTGTTTGAGAATCCTGCATAAGTAGATCTATCTACTTTAGTCATTGGACTATCTGATTGAGTTGTTTGAGTTCTATTAGATCTTAATTGTGCTTCAAGGACATCGGACATTCCATATACACCGTTTGGGTTAGAAGTAGCACTTGTTCCATCTGAAGATGCTCTAAAAAATTTATATTCTGCTTGACCTTCAATTAAGT